GGATACAGATATCAATGTTTGTCACACCCAGCAATGGGCAACACTATCGTAATTAAAGATATCTCGGCTATTTAATAGGACTGGTACATGAGTGAATACAAAGAGTACACAGTTACTACAGAAAGTCTAGAGCTTACTGATGCTGTGTGGGACGCTCTTCTTACTGAGGGAAGTAATCTAACTACTATTCCTATTAGAGCCGTGGAAGTGGCAAACGATAGGCCAGAAAACCCTTTAAACACTTCATACTGGTTAACAGATAAAGAAGCAGAGTTTCTAAGACAAGACCCCCGCGTTTCTGATGTACAAAACCTAAGCATTTTTAGACCACAAAAGTTAGCTTTTCAAACTGGAACTTTTGATAAAACTACAAATGAAACTGGTCCTAAAGTTAACTGGGGGTTGTTGAGACATTCAAAGCTATCTAATGTTTATGGGAGTAGTCTTTTAGACCCAGGTGGAACCTACGACTATGTTTTAGATGGTTCTAATGTTGACGTTGTAATTATAGATAGCGGTATTCAAGCCAACCACCCTGAATTTTTATATTCTGATGGTAGTGGTGCAAGCAGAGTAAACCTTGTAGATTGGTTTGCAGTCAGCGGTGTTTCTGGAAGTATGCCTTCTGGTTTCTATCAAGATTATGATGGTCATGGAACCCACGTTGCAGCTACTGTTGCTGGTCTTAATTTTGGATGGGCAAAAAATGCAAGAATTTATTCTATAAAGCTTGAAGGCTTAAGAGCTCCTAGTGATCCTGGAGAAGGGTTTGACGTATCAACAGCTTTTGACGTGTTGATTGGTTGGCACAATAACAAAACAAATGGAAGACCTACTGTTGTTGTTAACAGCTGGGGGTACGGGGTATTTCATAGAGCTGATTTAGAAGCTTTTTCATTTGGACTAGATGAGTCAGAAACTCTTTACGCTATAGCTGGAGGAGTTTATCGAGGTGTTACTTGGGAAGGTACTGTATTAGACACTGCAAAAGGCCACACTGGTGCTCTTGTTGCCCCATCTACTTACAGATACCCATTTCGAGTTGCTGCTGTTGATGCTGACATTAGGACTGGTGCTGAAGCTGGAATTTTATTTGTCAACGCTGCTGGAAATGAATACATAAAAATTGATGTCCAAGGTGGAATTGATTACAACAATTACATCACTACTGACTTCGGTGCTTTTACATATCATAGAGGTGGTACACCAGGAGCTAGTATTACAGCACGAGAGAGTGTTTTCACTGTAGGTTCTATTGACCACCAAACAGTCACTGGAACTTCTACAGAGAGAAAATCAAACTTCAGTAACTCTGGCCCAGGAGTGACAGTTTATGCCGCTGGGTCAAGAATTATGAGTGCAATGAGCCAAGTCAATGACGATAACTCTAACTACCCTTACTTTTTAAATGGCTCTTTTAAGCAGCAACTTTTGTCTGGTACATCCATGGCAGCTCCTCAAATTGCAGGTATAGCGGCTCTTGTCTACCAAATGCACCCAGACTGGACCCCAAGACAGGTCATCAACTTCATCAAAGATAAGTCATTTTCTAGTCTTTTTAAGACTGACCTCACAAATGATTATACGAATGTCCATAGCGTGCATGGTGGCGCTAACCTGATAGCCTACGTACCTATGGCTTCACAGAGAAAATTCTCCTTCCAAAGAGCCACGGTATAGGATTTTAAAGGTATAATTATGAGAAAAGCTGACGAAGTAAGGAGCGACAAATGGCAGCAAAACGCTTAGGTCTTGCTACTCCCAATGCAAACATAGCTACTCTGCTTGCTACCAACGACACAGTTGGTGTTGCTTCTGTAATTGTTTCAAACAGAGCGAATATTCAGAGTCTTGTTACCATCTACGTTGAACCAGCCGAAGCCTTGGGTGTGGAGGCAACTCGCTCCTACATTGTTGACAATTTGGCTGTTTCTGTGGGTCAATCCTTTGAGACATTCAGATTTGCTTTAAATGTTGGAGACCAGCTTTGGGTTAAGTCCAGCACATCTCTTGCTAATTTTTCTGCAACTCTTGTTTATGACCAAGCTGGTAGAGCAAATATAACTTATTCTTCAAATCAACCGGGATTCCCTTCTGTAGGAGATATTTGGATTGATTCTGACACTCAAGAAGTTAATTTTTATACAGGCTCAGGATTTAACACTGTAGCAAGTATTGCTCCTTCAGGACCTACAGGTCCTGCAGGTCCATTTGGTCCGACAGGTCCATCAGGACCAACTGGTCCCCAAGGGTCTAGCGTTCGTATTCTTGGAACATACGCAACTCTTAATCTTCTTCAAGCTGATAACCCAATTGGTGCAATTGGTGATGCTTATGTCGTTGCTTCAGAATTTGTTTATGCATGGTCAGACCTTAACCAAGAATGGGCGCTTGTTGGTCCAATTGGTGTAACTGGTCCAGCTGGACCTACAGGTTCTACAGGACCGCAGGGTATTGGTGGAGCAGATGGTGCTACAGGTGCTACTGGTCCCGCTGGTGAACCAGGAGGACCAACTGGTGCTGCTGGACCAACTGGTCCAACAGGTTCACTCGGACCAACTGGTCCAACTGGAGCAACTGGACCAACTGGTCCTACTGGTGCTATTGGTGAAACAGGAATAATTTCTAGTGCAGTTCCTCCAGCAGATTTATCAATTATTTGGGTAGATACAACTGTAGATTCAGCAATTCTTACCCACGCTAGCACTCATGCTGCTGGCGGTAGTGATGAGGTGACCCTATCTACAAGTCAAATTTCTGGGTTAAACACGAGACTTGGTGATTTAGATATTCTTTCTAGTGGAGAGGGCAGTATTGATAGAAAAGCTCCTCTTACTGGTGTTGCATATGGAGCATCAGGAAACCTTATTCTAACTTATCGCCGAGCAATTAAAACAGAGACTATTACAAAACTCTCTATGGCTTGCGGTACTGCTGCTGGTGCAACCCCAACGCTAGTAAAATTTGGAGTCTATTCAGTAAATGACTCTACTGGAGATTTAACTTTGGTAGCGTCTACTGCAAACGACACATCAATTTTTTCAACCGCTAACAGCGCTTTTGAAGTTAACTTAACTTCATCATTTACCAAGACAGCTGGTAATTTGTATGCATATGCAGTTGTACTGGTAAGCACACAAACGCTTCCTACAGTTATTGGTCACGCACATGTTGCATCTGCTGGTGTTAACGCAATTTTGGCCTTGCCTCCAAGAATTACAGGTTTAGTTGCGGCTCAAACAGATTTACCAAGCTCTATTTCTGCAGGTTCTGTAACAGCTTCTAACCGTGCACTGTGGACGCACGCCCTACCTTAAGAGTCAATAGGAGAATAAAATGCCAGTCTTAAAAAAATATGATCTTGATGATCAAATTTGGAAACCTATTGCTGTTGGAGCTACTGGTCCTACTGGACCTACTGGCTTTGTTGGACCTACTGGCCCAACGGGTGCACAAGGTGTTACTGGGCCTCAGGGGGACTGGTCAACTGCTCAACCTGTTGTGACAAAAAGCGCTTCTTTTATTTTAGAGCTAACTGATGCTGGAAAAATTTTAAAATGTGATAATGGTGCTTCCATGATTGCAACAATACCTGTTGAAGCATCAGTTGCTTTTCAAGACGGTCAAAAAATTGACTTTATTCAATATGGAGCAGGTCAGCTTACCGTCGCTGGGGCAGTCGGCGTGACAGTAAGAGCAACTCCAAGCAATAAATTGAGAGCTCGCTACTCTGTAGCTTCTGCCGTAAAAATTGGAACTAACGAGTGGATTCTCGTCGGAGACTTGGCACTAATTTAAAAATGCCAATTAATGTCGGGTCCATTGCTGGTGCAGGTTATTTAAAAAACCCTGCAGAAGCTTTTAATTTAGATTACAGGGTTAATTATATTAAAAACCCGACTTTTGAAGTAGACATCTCTGACTGGACACCTTTTGCTGGAACTACCTTAGAAAGAGATACAAACGAATTTAACACAGGGTCGGCTTGTCTTAAAGTTACAAACACCTCTGGAGGAGGTGTTCAAACACTTGAAAGAATCCCATTTATTGACACTTCAGAAGAGTGGACTGTCAGCGCTTATGTAAAGCTCGATGCTCTAAATGACAATGCGACTTACTATCTTCGTCATCTTCAATACACTACAAGCACTGCTTCAGCTGCTATATCTAGTGGAAATATTGGAATTCAAGCCCTAACTAGTGCTGATGGCTGGGTTAGATTGAGCGGGTCTTTTACTAGAACCTCTGGAGCTAACTTTTTTGCACTAAGAATTGTGACCACTTCAGCATCTAATACAGACGTATTTTTTGTTGACTCTGTTATGGCAGAAAGGTCTTCCACTTTGGGAACCTATTTTGATGGCTCACTAGACGGATTTTGGACTGGAACTCCCCACTCAAGCTATAGCGGTGCTACCCCATACGTGTAATTTAAGGTAAGCTATTTCACGAAAGGACGAAAATGACATATCCCAACTGGTTTGAAAATGATGGTCAAGAGAACTTTAAAAACCATCTACTAGAGTTTTTAAATAAACCTGCTCGAATGTTGCAAATAGGCGCATACACAGGGGATGCTTCTGTGTGGCTTTGGGACAACATATTACGTCACAACCCAGACTCGGTGTTGATTGATGTAGACACGTGGGAGGGTTCTGACGAACCTGTTCATAATCAGATGAACTGGGAGTCTGTAGAAAGTTTTTATGATGTAAAAACTTTAGTAGGGCAGCAGAGCAAAAAAATTATTAAAGTCAAGTCTACAAGTGATTGGTTTTTTAAAAATAATTTAGAGAAGTATGACTTTGTGTATGTTGATGGGGATCATACTTCCTATGGTGTAATAAAAGACGCAATAAGCGCTTACGAGTGTTTAAATGTAAATGGAATAATAGCTTTTGATGATTATCAATGGTCCGCTGGGCTTGGCTATTTAAATGAGCCAAAGTTGGCAATAGATGCCTTTAATGCAGTTTATTCGGACCGACTCGAACTTTTAGTTGACGGATATCAGCGTTGGTATAGGAAGACAAGGTAGGATGCTCACATGAAAGTAGCTATATACACAATCGCATTAAATGAACGACAGTTTGTTGATAAATGGTATGAAGCTTCAAAAGAAGCTGATTACTTGTTAATAGCCGATACAGGCTCCACAGACGGCACCATTGAGCGTGCAAAAGAGCTTGGAATTAATGTAGTCGATGTTCGAGTATCCCCTTGGCGTTTTGATGACGCTAGAAACGCAGCGATGGCAGCTTTACCAATCGATATCGATATGTGTATCTCCCTTGATATGGATGAAGTAATTACTCCTAACTGGCGTCCATTGCTTGAAGCTGCATGGCAACGTGGAGTAACACGTCCTCGCTATAAGCATATTTGGTCTTGGAATGATGATGGGACTCCAGGTTTGGAGTTTAGCTATGACCACATTCATACTCGTAAAAATTATCGTTGGCGTCACCCAGTGCATGAGTGTTTATATGTATACGGACGCGAGGAAGTACAAGAGTGGATTGAAGGTTTAGAGACTCACCACCACCCAGACCCAACAAAGTCGCGCTCTCAGTATCTACCGTTGTTAGCTCTTTCTGTTCAAGAAGATCCATACAACGACCGCAATGCGTTCTACTATGGTCGAGAACTTTATTTTTATGGTCGCTACCAAGAAGCAGCAGTGGAGCTAAAGCGACATCTTGAACTCCCAACAGCCCGATGGGCACCAGAGCGTGCTGCATCAATGCGCTTTATTGGTAAGAGTCTTCCTGCAGAAGCAGAGATTTGGTTTCGTAAAGCTATCGAGCAAGCTCCAGGACGACGTGAACCTTTTGTTGATTTAGCAGAGTTGTACTATCAACGTAAAGATTGGCAGAAGTGTTATGAAGCTGCTAAAGATGCTATTGCCATTGCTGAGAAACCTTTAGAGTACTTGTGCGAAGCAAAAGCATGGGGAGCAGCCCCACACGATTTTGCTGCAATTTCTGCTTACTATTTAGGTAAGTTTGAAGAAGCAGTGGAGCATGCAAAGAACGCTTTTAGCATCGAGCCAGATAATGAAAGACTTGCAGAAAATCTTAAATTTTGTCTTAGCGCTGTAAATCCAGAAGAAAAGAGTGTCTAGTGAAATTTGTAGTCTGTGGTGGTGGAACAGCTGGATGGCTTACCGCTTTAACCATTCACTCTAGTAATCCAAAGTTTCATGAAGTAGTGGTTATAGAATCACAAAAAATAGGAATTATTGGAGCTGGAGAGGCTACAAGCGGTTTTCTCTACGATGTATTAGATGGCTCTACTTTATTTGGAAATAATCAAACAATGAACCCAAACAAAGTTGCTTTTGATTTTGCAGAGTTTGCTAAGAAAGTCGATGCTGTACCTAAGTACGCACTTAAGCACATTAACTGGGCTAAAGACAAAGGCTCTTATTGGGCACCAATTAACGGCTCAGAAACTTCTAAGCGCTCTCCTGACCATCTATTTAATTATGTTGTAACAGAGTTTGGTCCTGAAAAAGCTTATCTATCTTCTGTATTAGGGCAGTCTTATGATCTAAATAAACTTCCGCCAGCGGGTGGAGGTTACGGGTTTCAGTTTGATGCTCATAAAGTAGCTAAGTTTTTACGAGAGTATATAACTACAACCACAAAAACTACTCATATAGATTCAATTATCAAGGATGTTACTGTTACTAGCGATGGTCTAGTTGAAAGCGTGATTATCGAAGATGGTCAAGTCATTGAAGGAGATTTTTTCATTGACGCTACTGGATTTGTTAGATTGTTGGCAAACAAAGTTGGGATTGGGTGGACAGACTACAAAAACCAACTTCTTGTAGATAGAGCTATGCCTTTTATAGTTCCATACAAAGAAGAAGAAAAAGTACAACCTGTAACAGTTGCAGAAGCTCTTTCTTCTGGTTGGATGTGGCGAACTCCTACAGGAGGCCGCCGAGGTTGTGGGTATGTCTACAGCAGTGCGTTTATTTCTGAGGATGAAGCTCAAAAAGAAGCTGAAAAAATTATGGGGCACCCTATTGAGCCAATTAAGCATATTAAATATGAATCAGGCCGAGTGGACCAATTTTGGAAAGGCAATGTTTTAGTAGTTGGCCTTGCAAGCTCTTTCATTGAACCTTTAGAGGCAACCAGTATTCATGCAACTATTATGCAAATTTTTAGTTTCTGTCAAGAGTATCTTTCAGATACAAAAGAGAAAACTTTAAACCCTGCTTCAATACAAAAATACAACGCTAAAACTGAAAAAATGTATGAGTATTATAAAGACTTCACAGTGTTCCACTATCAAGGTGGAAGAGAAGATTCCGAGTTTTGGAAAACTATTAAGTTCGACAAGATTACCTCTCCTGCTGTAGAAAACTACATCGAGAGGTCAAAGAGTAGAATTCCTAGTGCTCTGCATTTTATGGATTTTTGGGGTGTAGATTCTCTATGGAAGTGGACCTTAGCTGGTCTTGGATATGTTTCAAGAGAGCAAGCAATGAGTGAGTTAAAACAATTTGATCAATTTGAATTTGCTCAAGCTCAATACAGAGCATTTAGAGAAGACATGAGAAAAATTCATGAAAATAGTAGACCTTTTGAGATGAGTCCCAAAGATTTTATTATTTAAGTTGTTGCTTCTTAAGTTTTTTAGCTAAACGCTTTTTCTCTAGCTTTAGAGCTTTCTTCTCTCGAATGCGTGCTCTTTTTTCTGATTTGTCTATACGATCTTGTTTATAGGCTTCAATAGCATTTACGCTAGTTCGACTGCGCCAAGAAAAGCCACATACCGTACATGTGACTATCTTGGCGACAGTCCACCTACCACCACCAGGAATTTCCTGAGAACTTGTTTCTAGCTTTGAAGGACGAGCTGAGCAATAAGGACAGTGCGGGTATCTACGGCGTTTTATCTCTTCGCCCTTGTAAGAGACAGAAAGTGCTCGACGTATCTCGCTCTCGTCTTTGCCACCCCACGTACCCCAAATCTGTCGGTGCTCTAAAGCCCACTGCAAACACTGAGCCCGTACAGGGCATTCGTAGCAAAGGTTTTTTGCATCGTATTTTTGTTTAGGGTCTTTAGAAAAGAACCAGTCTTTAAAATGAGTATTTTGAGGCTGAGCGCAAAGGGCTTCAGACTGCCATTCTATGTTGTTAGCTGGTTTCCACACATATTAGACTATATACTATAAAACCATAAAATAAGCAAACAACACACTATAAAACTATAAAACTATAATTCAACCCAAGTAAACTCAAAAACTTCTTCTACGTACTCACCATACTCGGTTTCACCATTTGCATCACAAAAGGTGTAATTATTTTCTCCTTCTATAATACCTGCCCAACCAATTTCTACATGTGAATCCGCAATTGAATTAAAACCATCTGACAAAGAATCAACTATGCCGTCTCTTTGTAGTGTCGATGCTAGACCTCTACGGACTAGCTCATTTTCAAAATCAACATGCTCTTTAGTATAATAAATGTTATCAGTGTAAAGCTTTTGCTCAATGTAGCCTTCTCCATCCCAGTGAATCCATAGAGACTCGCCAATTCTTTTATCTTTCACGACTACTCCCTATCTTCCCCGTAGTAGCCACCAAGCTCGTCTTCCTGATACTCATCTTCCTCATACATCCGAGGTTCTTCGGTCTCAGCAGAGAAAACAATCTTGTGTTCTTTTACATCAAAAATTCCAGCTATTGTTATTTTTCCGCAAATAGAGCAACTTTCAACTGTTCCTGTATTTATTTTTTGAGGGACATCTACACCTGACAAAGCCATTTTGATATTGCCATGGTCATCCATACTGTGCGGCTCCCAGCGGGCGTGCTCTTTTAACCAGCACTGTTCACATACTGGTGTAGGAGTGACTACAGGTCCACCGCTCATACAATAATTTTACGCTGTTTTCTTGTAGGGGAATGGCTTACGTTTGCTTTTTATATGCTTTCTGTCAGCAGGGCTTAAACCGCCCCACAAACCAAACTCTTCGTTTTCTAAACCCCACAAGGCACATTCAACAAGATGTGCGCAACTATTACAGATTTTTCTAGCACCTTCGTAATTTATCTCTGGAGTCCCTGGCAAACTGGGCTCGTCTCTGTCTTCAGCAAAAAAGAAGTTCCCTCCTACCTGAGCACAAAGTGGGTCTTCATACTGCCAAGGAGGACGAATCATTTAAAACTTATCCCTTCTTCTTCTTGTCTTCTCGAAGTCCTACTTCATAACCACATCCAGCATAACCAGCAATATCAATCCATGTGTCTGGTTGGAACTCACCTTTATTTGCATAGCGAGCCATTTTCAAACCAACCATCATCATTGCTACATCTTCGTTTGAAATAGGGATTCCTAGAATTACAGACCAAATTTTTGCTGTTCGGTCAAAATTATCTTCAGGGTCCCCATAATTAGTGTTTCTATCAGTAGAGATAATACGAGCTGCTTCTCTAAGAGCTTCTATGCGTGGGGGAGTTACTTCATTTTCCGACATCTTTTACCTTCGCAATCACTTGTGCAGAGTATTCGTATACAGACGTAATGTCTTCTTTTTGTGTGACTATTAGTTCGTAATTGACTTGTTGAAAATTTTCTGAAATGTCTTCTTCGTCAAAAAAATCATCTCCCTCGTCATTAGTCCCTAAAAATTTTGCAATAGCTATGTCAGCTTTTTCACGAAGCTCTTCATAACTATCACCTTGAACTGTTATGTTCAAGGTAATACTTTTCATGTTAGAACCAGCTTCTCTAATTTAGCTGGTGGGTAGTGAGCACCATCAAGAATAGGTTCTTTGCCGTCATTACTTTTAATAATGACATCGCCGTACCTAACTCCAACGACAACACCCCTACGTCCGTTGTGAATTGTTCCAAGTTCTCCATCAAAAGCGTCAGCTTTAACTCGTACTTGTTCAGTTACTTTAATAAAACCTGGTTGTACTTGAACCCAAGATTCATTTTTATTCTCTTTAACAAGAGTGTGACCTTTTGCTAGTGAAGCAAACATATCAATTGCTTTAGTTTTAAATTCAGGAGTAAGGTCTAAAGACTCAATCAGTTCGATCAATTTCATCGTGGCATCGCCAACTGGCTTTCTTACCTTAGCTGCCTGTAATTGGGACTTAACCCAATCCATGTCTAAGTTTGACATTTGACCTCCTTTCCTACAGTGTATTAGTTTTTAGTTGTTTAGTAAAGATTTAAGCTAACTGTTTTAGTGTTTTAGTTAATTTTTCGTTTATATCATCTTGGCTAGGAAGTTGGTTTAGGTATGATTGTTTTTGACTAAACGCCAACTCTGTACGTTCAACTGCATCCATAAGCTCTACGCTTGTTGCAAGATGTCTCCACTCTTCTCCCATATACCCCGTAATTTTCCAGTCGTGAACTACAGGAACTCCTTGGGATAGAGATTGAGAAAGTGCAGGAGACCACCAAGATTCATTATTTCTATATGTAGGCACAATTGTTCCGATTGCCCCGCGGATGTGAGTGAGAGTCTCTGATTCAACTTCCCAGACGTCTTGTTTGATGGGGGTAACCTTTTTTGTCAGCATTTGAGCATAGTTTTTTCCAGAAGAATTAAAAGCATCGCACACCCAATACTCATCACTGAGGTAGTAATTTTTTGTTTTTTCTGGTTGAAGAAGGACGTACGAATCAACACTCACCCCTACTAAATTTTCTGCAGGAAGATTAGGCAGATACTTAGTTAGTAGGTCTGCAGTTGACCAAGGGTACGATGGGTAAAAAGTTGTAGGCCACTGCTCATTACTTAGGTATTCAACAAAACTTTTAATCTCGGCTTTAAGCTCTGGATTATCTACAACATCGGAATAACTTTTTCTTCTGTCGTAAAAACTTTTGAAAGTCGACGCTTCGTTGGTCCAAGCATTTAACGAAGGTGGGATTTTAAAACTTTCTGGGGCATCAATTAAAAGAGATAGGTTGCCTATCTCTCTACACTTATTTGCTGTTATAAAAGCAGGATAGATTTTGTTAGCAGAGATGCTGGTTGTTGGAGCAATGCCAACTATTACCAAATCAAACTCTTCTAAGTATGACTTTTCCCAGCCGATTTGAGGAGAAGCAAAAGTAACGTCAATTCCAGCGTTTTTAAAATTTTGACCTAGTAAATTACTAAAAGTAGGGGTTCTTTCTGCATGCTTTTTAGAAGCTTGTTGTGCAGTACACCCAGTAATTAAAACTTTCATAATGTCCTTTTTCAGTTATGTGAAGAGCCACCCAACGCTAAACGTTGGGCGGCTCTAACACAGATGTCACCTTAAAACGGTGCTGTTGGTGCCGCCGCTGGTGCAGCAGCTGGTGCTGGTGCAGGTGCAGGGGCTGGTGCCGCTGCTACAGGTGGTACTGCAGCTCCTGCAGTTGCTCCACCCGACGCTGGGTAGTAGTTCTTAATTTCGTTCTTCTTGTTGCCCTGATAAGTCTTTTGACCAACCTGAGCACGGAAGCGACGACCCTGAAGTGCTGCTTCAATTTGTGCGTTTGACGGTGCACGGTCAAAAAAGTCTTTTGCAAGACCTAGTGCGCTCATCTTACGGAAAAAGATTCCGAGAGCTGTTGGGTTTTCAGGCGAAATTGTTAGGTTGTCCCAAACAAGACGCTTTGCAAAAGCACCAGATTCAACTTGTGCTTTAAGTGAAAACATTGTCTTACCAGACTGCGTTACCTTTGCAACGGCTTCTACAACATTCAAGTCATAGTCGCCATCTGGTAGTGGCTCATAAGATGCAGATTCACCTGCATTTTTAATGAGGTCTGCCCAATTGAGAGTACTCATGCGTTTGCTTCTTTCTTAGTAGTGGTGGTTTGTTCTGTTTGTGGTGCTTGTCTTGGTCCGAAAATAGTGTCGAGCATGACATCAATAGATAGTTTGTCTTGCTCAACAATCGAGCCCAATCGGCCTTGAACTCGTTCTCCTGCTTCATACTCATTTGTGCGTTCGACGTACATACGACGAACCTTGTAAGGAGGTGAGAGCGGGTCAGGGTTAGGGAAAGATTCGATAGTCAGAGCGCCAAGAATGTCGTAAAAATATGGCGCTTGAATAGCGAGCTGACCTTGTAGGTAAGGTCTGTGCTTTCCATCCTGAGTCACACGAGACATTGCTGTAAGAACAACAGCCTCGAGTGGGTTAGTTGGGTGCATTGTTAGGTCGCGGAGGTCGCGTAGAAGACCACCCATGTGACGAAGTAGTTCGCCCCACTGTTGCATCTTCATCTGCTCATTTCCAGCGATGCTGTCCATGCACTTAACTTGTAACTCTGAAATAGAGTCAATAATCAATGACTTAAATTGGTGCTTACCAAGTTGTAGCCACTGATATGTTTTAATTACCGTGTCGTAATCACGTACTGTGACTACGCAGGTATCCCAAGTTCCATCTGCTACAGGTGGTTCCTCTCGCAGTGGGTCCCAATACTTAACGACGATAGGCAAGAATCTGTGTCCGCCTTCAACGTCAAGCATGAGTCGTGGGTATGGTGCGGTTACGGCAAAAGTTGACTTACCAACCTTTGATTCTCCGTAAACCATTACGGTCAAAGACCGTTGGATTTCACTCATGCGTCACTCGTTTCCTTTAGTTTCTTCTTGACCATAGTAAGCATATGGATCTGCTACTACGAAGTTATCACTGATTGCTTGTTCTGCGGCACTGCCATCATCAACAAGTGTGCAAACAGTGAAGAATGGGCACTTCCATTTGCAGTCACGCGAAGGGCGTGGATACGCATGGAAAGCTGGGTTCTCACCCTCATCCAATGCTTTTCTAACACGCATCATGTCGGCAATAGTGCCGTGTAGACGGTCCCAGAAGGAGCGTAGGGTGAAGATGTTGTGCCGTACTTCGATTTGGTCGTAGAACGGCGGACGTGCCGCTGCAGAGCGTCGGACCTTCTTCAACATTGTGAAGATGCCTCCGTCTGAGCGTTCTGACTCATCCTTCTTGGTGGATTCCAAGAGCATGTATGTCAAAATCTGTTCATTCATTGGTGCAAGGTTTGCAAACTCGCTTAAAGAACCGCCAACAGTTTTAAAGTCGCGGAACATACGAACGCCATCACCCTTGCGACGCACACGCATATCAAGTTTTCCAGTAAGCTCAACTTCTCCATTAAAAAGCGGTGCAGTAATAACTTCTTCAGTAGAAATCATTTCAAGTTCAGCATCAACGCCATTTTCTTCTACCCACTGCAAGTAGCCTTCAAGCATGATGTGCCCAAGTTCTCCTTCTTTTTCTAACTCAGAGACATCTTTAAACTCTGCAAGAAGTAGTTGCTTTTCTGCATTTAAAAGATTCGCGTGGGATTGTAGAAGTGGTGTTCCATTTGCATAGTAATCATCTAGCGCAGCGTGGATTCGGGTACCAAGTACAAGCGCACCCGTGGAATCTCTATACTTTGGTTGCAATCTTCTGTAGTAGGTAAGCCACCACTTGCGACGGCAATCTTTAAATGTTTGAATCTCGCTGTTGGAGATTCTGACTACTTCGCTCATAGTAACCCTGCCTTATCGTCTTTAAGTAGTTTTAGTAGTTGTGTTTGATCTTGAACGATGTCTTCAAAGTTCTGAGCTTTTTTCTCAAGAACATCAATAACGCGTTCTTCTATAGTTCCTTCAGTCACGTAATCAGTAATTACTACTGAATCGTGAATTTCAGAACCAATTCTGTGAACTCTATCAAGTGCTTGCTTGTGGTCAACTAATGACCAAGGGCGTTGAAGCATAATTAAGCGTCGAGCAGCAGTTAGAGTTACTCCAACACCACCAGCTTGGGCAGTAAAAAGAATCCACTTTGTTTTTCCAGATTGGAAATCATCAATTGCTTTTTGACGCTCATCTTCAGTCTGAGCGCCCGTGATGAGTCCATGAGGAATGCTCTTCTTAGTCATCTCTGCGCTAACTAAATCGATTAATTGACGAGACACTGCGCAAACGGCTACCGAGTCATCACCAAAGTCTCCGCTTTGAATATCATCCATAAGCGCATCAACTTTGCAAGAAGGTTCAGTTAGATATACAGCTACTTCTCCTGTCTGTTCATTTGTCTCAAGAACAGCAGAAGAACTTGCAAACTGTAGAAGTCTCAACGTCTGCGTCAAAATACTTGGAGCAGTGAGAGCAGAACCGTTTTCTAATTCTGCAATCATGGTGTCGCGCATCTGCTCGTAAGCTTTCTTTTGCTTAGGAGACATTTCAATGTCACGACGTTCGTTGATTACCTCTGGCAACCAAGGAAGCACGACAGACTTCAACATACGTCGCATCACAGGTTGTACAGCTTTATCAAACTCTGCTTGCATGTGTGGCTTTACTCCGATAACAAGCATTCCGCCAAACGCATTAAGCATTGTGTCAACCATGCGCTCAATCCAACGGGTCTTGCTAGGCCAATCTTTAGGAGACAGCCAGTGAAGGATTGCCCAAAGGTCAACTACATCTTTTGCAATCGGTGTACCAGTCAAAGCAAACTTAATTTCAGCATCACCAGTTGCTGCCCATAGAGCACGGGTCTGCTTAGACTTCGGCTCTTTTGAACGGTGAATCTCATCTGCAACAACAGCCTTAAAATCAATGGTATTTAACTCACGCTGATGGACTTCGCAGCGGTTGACACTAATAGATTCATCGAGACCGCCACAATCGGAGCAACGAGTTAGGGCTACAGAACCGTAAGGAGCAAGTCTTGAGTGCCCTCTCAAAGCCTCCCAATTAAGAACATAAACATCAGCCTGATTGTCGAACTGTTTCTTACGCTGGACAGCGCTTCCTTTAATAACTTGAGTGGTGACCTCAGGCCACCATTTTTCAAACTCTCTAGCCCAGTTCTTTTTGAGGGTGTTAGGGCAGACGATTAAAGCTGGAAAAACCTGTTCGCCGTCATTTTGTAGTTTTTTCAAGGCTCTAATTGCCTGAGCTGTTTTACCTAGACCTGGCTCATCAGCGAGCAAAGCACGTTTAGCGGTACTGAGGAACTGTACGCCCGCTCTTTGGTGTGGGAAGAGGTCTTCATCCCCATCAGCCTCTAAAACCTCTCTAAGGGCCATAGAAGGCGAAATACGGGTGTTTAATTCATTGCTTGCCCAATCATTAAGGGCTGGACCTATTTGAAGGTCGTGGAGGAAGGTAGAACGCAAAGCGAGGCAACTGGACCAGCTTAGAGGCAGTCTCCACAGTTGGTCCTGAGCTGACCATTTAGAGCCCGGAATGGACTTACAAAGGTCCTTAAATCGCCACTCAGCTTGAATGACTATGTTGGATTTTTCAGCGTCTAAATCCACAAATACTGGCATTTTCACTTCCTGTCACTATGTCAAACATACTATCACGAAAAATTAAGAAACTATAAAATTCTTGATAGTTATTTTTCTTTGTCTAAGAGTACACGAGGTACCCATCCTTGCTTGGCTAGAGCTAGTAGGGCGTGTCGTATTGCATCATTAGCATGACCTTCTCCGCCCACATGCCAAGTCCCCACCTTCTTCAAAGCATCGTTGGGGAACATGTTCTTTGCATCCACTGGGTTCTGCATCCATATACCTTCTGGAGAGTACCCATCTTCTCTGCATAGATGCTTTAAAACCCCTATCTGCTCTAAAGAGTAGGGAGCTTGAGAATTTCTAACAGTAGCCGCATTTATAATAAACCGTTCACATACAACTTTAAATGAAGGCGAGTTTTTATATTGGGCCATCACTGCTCGTATATCAGAAGCAAAGTCTTCAGGCTGAGATTCCATTGAATAAACTTTAACTGGAAGGTCATCAGCCCCTCCACTCCATGTAATGAGAGCTATACCCGTGGCTTTACCAGGGTCTACTGACAAGATTGCATAGTTAGAGTTCATTCGTACTTCTGCCCCCAATTCTCAAGTGGTCCTTCAACATCAGCCGTCAACGGGACAGCCCAACCTTCTTTGGTAGTCATACACTCGCGAACAATTTTTTTAATCTCTTCAGCTTCTTCACGAGGTGCTTGAAGAACAATTTCATCGTGTACTGGAACAATTAAGTAGTCAGTTAAGTCTGCTTGGTCTAACTTCAAAAGATTTGACTTGAACACTTCAGCAGCACCACCTTGAATCAAATAGTTGACTAGCGTGTATGTACGCTCTTCGTCGCAAGGGATTCGACGTCCAGTCCAAGTGTGTACATATCCTTGACCTTCGGTACGAAGCCTTTCTTGACCAATGTTGTCAATATGTTTTTGAAAAGCAGCCATACCGGGATAATTAACATCGAATGAGTCAGATACAGCACGCATCTGTGGTTCTGGTACACCAGCAGTTAAAGCTTGCTTAGCAACACCTGCACCATAGAGTCGTCCGTAGACAACACCCTTGATGAGGTTACGACGCTTGTCAGACTTTTGCATAGTTGGGTCTTGATAAACCTGACGACCAATTTCTGTAAATGGGTCAGAGCCAGTTGCATCTGCCATATTGAAAAGATTGATTAAGTTTACATCTCCAGATAGCGAGGAGAACATACGAAATTCAACTTGATCCAAGTCAGATGTAATAATTACATGGTCAGGGTCTTTTGGGATAAAAGCTCTGCGAACAGTTGCATCGCCCTTAGGTAGCGTCTGCAACGCTGGGTCAGTAATAGACATGCGTGATGTTCTAGCAGCAACAGTTTTGATTGATGGGTGAAGAACCCCATCTATATTCATGTTGATGAAGTTAAGAAAATACGTGCTTGCTAGCTTTTCTGCTTTTCTAACTTGAAGAACTATGTCTGCTAACTCTTTAACTTCTTGGTTGCCTTCAATAGCAAGTTTTTCTAGTTGGTCTCTTGCGGCAGATTTTTGACCAGAAGCGGTGAACTCTGTGATTTCTCCACCAAGCTCTTCCAACATTCTGACAAGCTGTTGATTACTTGTTATCGAGCCACCATAACGATTAAATGCCCAAAGTTTTGTCTTCTCTGTGTAATCAAGAAGTTCTTCATACTTTTTCTTAGAGTAGTCAACATCAACACGAGCGCCATTAATCTCCATACGAGTAACGACTTTTCGTGCGCCCATCTCGAGTTCATAGGCTCGGTTGTATGGACCGTTAGGACCACACTTCTCCCAGTACATCTCCCACAAACGCATTGTTAGAACTGTATCGAGAGCACCATAAGACCAGAATGGTTCAAAAGAAATTGGAACAGTCCCCCAAGTCCAACCATTAGCTGAAAGTTCTTCATCAAGTTTTGATTGAAGATGTGCAGCGTACGGGTCTATGTGTTGAGCAGAAAGTTCTTTTAGACCACCAACACCCAGAGGGTCAACGATATGAGCCATAATCATCGTGTCGTGTGCACGGTCCCATGGAATACGCCAGCGAGATTTAATTTCAAACCAACGAGCTTCAAATGCAATGTTGTGACAAATAATAGGACCGTCAAAACGATTCATTGCTTCATAAAAAACGCCGTTCCACTCTTCCCATGGGATAGACCAACCAGTCATCCCGTCGCCAACTTGGACAAGACGCAAATCGCCATGCCAAGGAGACAATGCATCTTTACGTTGACCGCCTGGACGTTCTCCAGTTTCAGTATCAATCGCTATCGCATTGTGTGGACGTCGTTCACCCAGCCAATGAAGAAAAGCTTGCGCTTTTTCTACAGAGTCAACTAGATGTAGTTGAACTCCTGTTAAATCTCGTCTCTCAGTCACTTACAATCTTTCTTCTAGGGAATCATCTCTATTCTATAGATTGATTCTATCTTTTCATCATACTTTGCTGCTTGTTCTAAAAGCCGCTGGGCTACGTGAGTTAGATATCTTGCCCCACCAGCATCATATTTGTAAAGAGCATCTAGCACAGGCTCTGGGTCCTCAGAAACCTGAGCCCATGTTCGGTCTTTTTCAGGGAAAATGATAGGAAGATTCTTACTTGGATAGCATTCTTCACATGGAAGAGAGTCTGTTTTTAGCTCTTCTGAAGGGGCTTCAACCAGTGCATACCTCTTTACAAGGGGGCAAGCTGCTCCATGAAAAACTAAAGAAACTCCAACTCTTGAAAGAATATAAGAACCATTTTCAGTTTTGTAAAGTTTAAATTCAATCCATCGTGTAGAGCCACGCCGCCATGAAGATGAATCACCTAGAAGACGACCACTAAATTGGAGGGTACGAGAACCGTCCTTTACTTCATACATTAAGGTTGTGCTCCTTCCTCAGGTGGAGTTGGAATTTCTTCCCCAGTTTCTGGATCATGAGTGTGATCAGCATGTTCTGCTGAAATCCAACCTTCTTCTTCTAGTCTTTGTTGTTCAGCTTCATATTGAGCATCGATGTATGCCTGAACTCTTTCATCGTAGTCTTTGTAGTAAATATAATTCCACCACAAAATAATCTCATTTTGACACCATTCGACTTCTGACCATCCTTTTATAGGCCAAGCTTCCATGCTGTTGAACTCATTGAGCTGAACTAAAGACATAGAGTCCATCTTTATGTCTAAATAGCGAAGCACATTGTCCATGTGTTGATAGATAGTTGCAGCAGCGACCTCAGAGATTTCACTCTCGTTGCCAACATTAATTACAGTATGAGACTCTTCATTAGTGGAAGAAGTGAATTTTTTGCATATAGAAGGACGTTTCTCTCCTTCATAGAAATTAGCAATGTATTCTATCATTTTGCATCCTTTAGTCGTTGTACTTCTTCTTTGAGAGAGTCTATCTCAGATTGCTGAGTTTTTAATAGTTCTACAACGAGTGTCGAAAGTAGTCCGTAGTCAAGACCTACTGGCTCCTTTTTTTCATTATACGCAACAATTTCACCAATCCCTAACTCTAAAACATCCTCGGCGATATATCCGTACATCCACTCTCTGTTTTGAGCATTTTGAATTTCTCGAGCGGCGGAGTGAGTTTTGTATTTGTATTTTTTAAGTCTAAGGTTTAAAAGATTTTTTGGGTTAATTTCATAATCAGATATCTCTGTCTTAAGCTTTTTTGTAGATGTCGAGACCCCGCCAACAATACCTGTAATTTGCAAACCGTGAATGTGGCTACCGTCTCTACCTAAGTGAGAGTGACCAGATAGAGGACCAGATGCAGTGGTAATACTTCCACCAGTAAATGTGTGGCTGTGGGCTGGGACTGTCCCACCAGTATGGGTATGGTTACCTATGGCAACTTGATTAGAACCAGTACCAACTGGAAGACGGGCAAAAGCAAGAGTACCACTATCAATTTTTGCTGCAGAGACCTGAGGAATACGAGCATCAGAAAAAATTCCAGATGTTATTTTTGAAGCTGACAAATCTGGAATTCTTGCTGTACTAAAAGCACCTGTTGTAATTTTTCCAGCATCAAGATTTGGAATTCTCGCTGTGTCAAAAGTTCCAGAAACTATCTTACTTGCAGGGATATCATTACCAAGTCTGATGTTTGTTACTGCTCCCACACCAATTTTATCGCTAGTTACTTGACCATTACCAATTTGGTCAGTAAGAATTGATAAATTTTGAATGTGAAGATTTCCTTGAATAGTGCCTGGCTTTATTCTTGTGCCTTCAATTGTTGAAGCAAAGATTTTTTCGTTTGTTACAGCACCAAACTGAAGGTTTTCGGTAGAAACAGAGTTTGGAGCAAGTTCGCTGTTTCCTACAGCATCGACTCCAAGTTCTGCGCTAGTTACTGCCTCTGGTGCTATTTCAGAGGTCCCCACCGAGTCTGCAGAGATTTCTGCAGTTCCAACACCATCTGTAGCAATCTCACTGTTTCCTACAGAATCTGTTTGAATATTTTCAGAACCAGCTGCATCCACACCTAACTCGGAAAATCCAACCGAGTCTTGGAATATCTCAGATGAACCAACAGCATCGGAAGCGATTTCACTATTGCCTACGGAATCAGTCTGCAAGTTTTCAGCACCAGCTGCATCTAACCCAAGTTCAGAGAAACCAACTGAGTCTTGAGCAATTTCAGATGAGCCAACCGCATCCTGAGCAATTTCTGAAGCGGTTACTGAATCTGTATCCAACTGAGTGCTACTAATAGCAGAGTCAGCAATTAAATTTCTAGTGAGTGATTGTTCCATAATCTTGTCCGAATCAATAGATCTAGGAGCAAGATTGTTTGTATCGACAGCAAAGTTACCTAATTTAGAGGGAGATGGCCTAGCCTCTAGATATTTAATTCTGCGCTGAACATCGGAAATAGAGCCTGTAATTGTTCTATTTCTACTTCTTCTTCTACTCGCCAATTGTCTTTATCTTTCTCTTTTTGTCGACTTTCCAATCAGGAACAAGAACTAAATCTACCGCTTCGGGGAATGTAGGACTGTCAGGGACAGACACTTTATAAGACTCAATTTTTCTAATTAAGATGTCATCTCTTGGTTCTTGGTCATTGCCAAGTCTTTGACGTATAAACTCATCATCAATAATGATTGAACACCAATCACCTGGATTGTAGGAACCAATCAATGGGGATAGAGAGCCATTGACCTGAATGTTGTAAGTGCCTACTGGAGGTAGAGCTTCATAAAGATAATCTTGAGCGTATTCATAGAGTGCGTTTTCATCTTCAATTTCATCTATCTGCTCTACCTGATCTAGAAGAGGCCAACTCCTACCTTCTGTATTAGAAAGGTATCCACGGACAGCAGCACCCGCATAAGGCTGGCTTGCGTCATCATTCATATCTTCTATACGACCAACCGCAAAAAAACGTGTCGCAGATTCTTCTGCAGACTCTTCTACAGTAAATGTAAGAACGTTTCCTGGGTACTCAAATACTATTTGATCAGCACCTAACTCTTCTGCAGTGTAGTAATCCCCGTTTGCTGGTTCAAACTCTAAGTCAGAAGGGAATACCTCAAACTTTCTTGTAAAGCTTGCAGTGTCGTAGTCATAGTCACAATCAATTCGATACTCAAATGGACCATTTACAGAGTTGGAGTAGTCTTCTAGAATCTCTCCAACTGTTTTATTTTGATACCCTCTAAAAGTAAGTGTGTCTCTGTAATAACCACTTTTGATAGAGCTATCAAGAGCTATACCAATATCTGAGTTTGAAAGATAGCTTCCATAATCTCCGTAACTTACCTTGCTACCTAGTGTCACAGTTCCACCAGCCACTGCTCTAAAATCGGTAAGCACTGAGCCAGTAACGTATCTAATTTTATTTGCGGCTGGAACAGCACTAATTATTTGCCGTCCATCATATGTTGTGTCAAGTACCCCCGTAAAAAACGAATCTACACCTTTAACAACAGCAGAAGACCCAACTAATGAGTTATGGGTTCTATCAAGAGTCAGTTCTGCAGTTCCTCCCCCATTAGGTCCAAAAACGTTGCCCATTGCTCTTGAAATTACGTTGTATGTTTGAAGACCACTTACAGGGCTTGGCGGTACATCTGGACCATTTAAGTCATATCTAAAAGTTGTCGATGTAGGAACTTCAGTTACAAAGTGAGTGCCATCTAAGTTAGAGCCAACTTCGTAGACAGAAACTTCTTGACCAACAATGATGTCGTGTTCTTTTTCTGTAGTAATTGTTACTACGTTAGCTGAACGCTCTTTTTTAACGATTGGAACGTCAAAATCTTTAGCTGGTCTAATTGCCTCATTTGCAAAATTAATGCCGCCCAAATCTGTGTTAATTCTGTAAACCAAATCTCTGGCTACATCAAAAGTATCTGCAAGTAATCTACATGCACCAGAATCGCTTGTACCAGAGGTGTTTGCAGAAGTGCTTGAATACTGAAATTGATTCGCAGCAGGTATGTTTGTGATTTGATGGGTACCATCTACAGCAGGGTTTACTGTAGTGATTTTTATAAACTGGTCTTTAGAAAACCCATGGGCTCCTTGAGTGGTTATTGTTGCAACTCCTCCAGAGACAGAATATGCACTAATTCCAATATATTCGGAACCATAAACAATAGTTTGCCAAATATTTCTATGATAAAGATAGCTAACAAACTCAGCGCCATCTACTGAAAGTTCTTGACTTCTTACGTCATATTGACGTGACCAAATAATTCCGCCCCACACGCAAACTCCATTACGCATAATGTAGATACCTGTCCTACCGGGCATAGTTGCTTCATAAAGATCAAGGGCTTTTGTAGTCTCGATGAATGGAATAGTTCCAGAAAAAGCACCAGCTTTTCTGTTAACTCTTTCGTAAGAAACATTTTTAAAGGGGACTTCAGAAATAACAGTATTCGTCAGCAAATCTGTTAGATAGTATCGGTATTCGATATTAGTCTGTAGTGTCATTTATAAGAATCCTTTTACCCCAGCCAGCCAGATCTATAGTAGACGCGAAGGCTAGCATCTCCGTTTACGTCACCTGAGTCGGTAAACTCTATTTCATTATTTCCTGGTGCAAGTTCAATAAAATCAGCTAAAACATCAATTCTTCCTCTAGCACCATCAACTTGACCATTAAACGCAACTTCTCTATTTTTTGTATCAATTTCTAGTACGTCAGCGCTAAGAGTTGCTGTTGCATTACTTACTCCTGGAGTAAAGATAATGTCATTTTTCTTAATCGCTTTTCCACTAGCTAAAGTTTTTGGAATTGTGTCAGAAACGCTTGCTACTCCATTTGCCCCCGAGAATGGAAGACTTCCAGAAACTGTTGCAATACCACTTGGCGTAACGGGAACAGCGGTTGCAATACCGAGAAGTTCTATAAATACCGTTGTAACTTCAGTATTTGGAACGTCTGTTCCAGATATAACTAGAGTGAAGGAGTTTGCAGTAAGAACAGAAGCAACTGACCTAACTCCAGCACCGAAAGGTGTTGTGCCAGAGAATGTAAGCTCGGCTCCTGTATACAAACCATGAGCATTTACGGTGGTAACCGTTACAATGTTTCCAGTTCGTAAGTAAGATTTTACTTTTCGTGAAGAAGGCTCTGCAAATCCAGCTGTCACAGAAGTTGGAATTAGGTTTGCAACACTCTTTGAGTAAGCAAATGTTGTTGTACTAGGAACTGCAGTTATGGTAAATGTTCCATCATAGCTAGGATCTACTCCAGAAACTACAATCTTCTCACCGACAACATAGTTGTGAGGTGTGCTTGTAGTTAAAATGATAGTGTTTGAAGAAGCTGATCTAACTGAAATAGCCCTGTCATTGGATGATGATTTTTTAAATTTAAAACTAGTAGGTGTTGGAATTTCAGTAATTGTGTAGGTTCCATTAAAGTAAGCATCAACGTTTGTAATAGAAACTAGTTCGCCGACAATAAAACCATGCGCAGCACTAGTTTGAAGAGTTGCTATGTTTAGAAGTAGCTCTTTGCTAACAATTTCTTTTGCATTTGTACGAGTGGCAGCGTAGCTAAATGTGTTAGAAGTTGTTGCAGTAATAGTGTAAGAACCGTCAAAAGGAATACCTGTATTTGTAACAGTCACATTATCACCAATAATAAATTGATGCTCGTCAGATGTTGTTAGAGTTGCAATGTTAGATACAACTACTTTTCCTGTTACAGTCTTTGGAGGTACACGAGTTCTTGCGTAGGTAAAAGTGCTGTCATTTGGAACACCAGTAATTGTGTATGTTCCATCAAAAAGACTATCTACTCCAGAAATGGTTATTGGATCATTTACTCCAAAGCCATGAGCAGTTGCTGTTTCTAATCTAGCAACACTGTTCTGTAGAGCCTTTGTGACGACATCTGTAATAACTGCAGACTCTGTTTCAAAAGTAAAAGTGGTGTCTGTTGGAGTAGAAGTGATTAATTGCTGACCATCAAATGGGAAACCCACGTTTGAGATATAAATTTCATCTCCAGCTGTAAAATCATGCTTTGCTGTGGTTGTAAGAGTTGCCACATCAACAAGTCTTGTAGTGTCAAAAACAAGCTGCTTATTGACAATAGCTCGAACAATACTTCCCTTTAAAGACTGGGTGATTAAAATAAGCTTGTCTGTAGTTCTGTTATAGATAGAAGCAGGAGAGATAAGAGGTCCTGTAATCTCCAAAATGCAAGGGACAGGGTAGTTTCCAATGTTTTGAACAGCACCTATGCCGTTGTATCCCATTTCATTATTCTTTACAGGAACTTCACCAACGTTGTAGCCGTCAGGACTTGCATCGTTCCAAGAATATTTAATTGGGTCAGCAGCACGAAGACCAATTTCAAACTCTGTTCTTCCACGAGAGTTAAGTGTATTGATACGAACTTCACCGCTTAGGCGGACCCAAGAAGCACGGATAGGGTCATTACCAGTTTTTAGCCATGCTCCCTTATAAACCAAATCGCAAGCGGCAATTAGCCTGTCTCTGGCTGCTTCTACCTGAGATGGGGTTTGAACTAGGTATACGCCTTTCAAAACTAAATCTCGAGCGTTGTAACGACCTTGTACATCGTAAGAGCCGTCACCAAAACCACGAGGGATGTCAGGCATTTCTGCTGATGGCATTGACCACCAGCCTTCGATATCAGTGACTACCCACACAACCCCGTCATCATCAATTGTGTTAAAAATAAAGTCGCCAAGAATAATATTTGCTTGAAGCTTTAATTTTTCAATGTAGTCGGTTTGTAGTGGGGTAAGACCGCGGTCTACATAAAAATTTTCTTGACCTTGTGTATAAGCAGCCATTTTATGCAGCCCCTCTTCTCATTTGGTAAGCAAGCTGACGTGATACAAGAGTTGCAAGCTGACGCTCATCCATACCAGCAGATGGATAGACATTCACTGTCACGGCTTTACCAGTACCACCGCTGAGATAATCAATCATTGCTTTATCACGCTTTGATAGACCGTTTGGATCTAGTGGTTCTACACGTTCTGGTTTGCCAGCTTCTGCAATCTGAGCAAGTGTGCCTCCAGCAGATGGCATAACAACTCCACCTAAAGCAAGTCTTGGAATTCTAAAGTCGATTTTTGGTACTTGCTTACCTAAGAATGTTCCTCCACCAAGAGTAAATCCCTTTCCAGCAGCATTGGTATTCCACCACTGTTTGGCTTCTTCAAACCCTGACTTGACTCCATCGAACAAGAATCCAAAAATATTTCCAGCAGAGTCTTTAAACTTCTTTGGAAGAGTTTTTAAGAATGTCGGGATATCTTTTGTGAAGAAGTCTGTTACAGCAGTCCATGCCGTTGAAACTCCACCACTTAGAAAGTTCCAAACGCCTTTTGCCCCATCAGCAAACTTCTTTGGAAGACCAGCAATAAATGGACCAACAGTTTTTGTAAAGTAATCACTAATAGAAGTAAATGCTTTACCAAGAAGGTCAATAATCCAGCCCCAGAAGCCAGCTACAAGAGTTATATATCTCTTAGGAATTCCTAGTAGAAATGGGACAAGAGTGTTTGCAAACCAATTGCCAATATTGGTGAAGAGTGTTCCAAGAAGGTCAAAAATCCATCCCCAGAACCCAGCTACAAGTTTGATATAAGTTCTTGGAATACTGAGCAGGAACGGTACAAGAGTATTAGTAAACCAGTTACCTATGCTAGTAAATAAACCACCTAGTAGATCAGTAATCCAACTCCAGAACCCAGACACTGCTTTAACAAATTTTCCTGGAAGAGACACGAAGAATGGAAGTAGCGTATTACTAAACCAGTTGCCAATACTGGTAAACAAATTACCAAAGAATTTGCCTATTCCCTTGCCAAGTTCAGTAAAGAACCCGAGAACCTTTGGACCAAAGTCTTTAAAGAAGGCAACAATCTTGTCCCAGTTTTCGATAATAAGTGGGACTATGAGAAGAAGAAGTCCCATAGGGCCACCGAGAAGTCGTAAAGCTTTTCCAGCAAATCTTGCAGCCACACCAACACCACGCAAGGCTGTTGCTTTAATTCTTGAGGCAATTGTTGTCTTTTGCATAGCTGCAGCTGTTGAAGTTGCTCGTATGCCTAAACTGTATAACCTATTTCCAGCTTGTCTAACAGCCATAATATTTCCAGCGATAGCTTTACCAAAGAATGATACAGCTTTAAACGCAAGCCTAAATGCACGTATAAACGCGAAGGCTCCAGCAGCGTAGGCAAGGATAGTTGAAACACCTGGAAGCTTAAGGAAGTTGTTAAAGACTGTAAAGATTCCATTCAAGGTGTCAAAGAAAATCTTTATAGCGCCACTTTCGGTAAGAATTGCTACAAACTCAGCAAAGGAGACAACTAGGTCTCCTAGTGAAGGAAGAGTTTTTGCTAGTTCGAGACCAAGACCGTTAAAAATGTCAGTTGCTTCAATTAACTTATCTACAAACTGACCAAACTCAGGGGTTGCACCAATTCCAACAAGCCCACTAATAATTTTTCCAACAAGAGTGAGGATTTTTGTAAAGTTAATGGTCAAATTATTTAAGAAGGTTGTTAAACCTGCGTTATCTGCCCCACCTTTTGTGAACTCTCTCCACTTAGTAAAGGTCTCATCAAAATATTTAACAAAAATATCAGCAGAACCGCCTGGAGCAATAACATTGTCAATAATGTCGCCAAGGGCTCCAAAAGCTTCTTTAAATGCCCCACCCAAACCACTGGAGATTCGGTTAATGTTTTCAAAGAACTCGGTGAGCTCTCCCGTGGCTTGCTTGGCCTTCATAGTCTTTTCGAAGGTTTCTCCAAGACGTTGAATCCACAAACCAAACTTATCGATGAGCGGCTCAGCGGCAGCTAGTAATGCAAGAAGACCTCCGTAGAATCCGTTTGCACCTTTACCAAGTCTTCTTAGAAGGGTGTCGTTATTCTTCCAAACAGTCTCAAGATTCTTAAGATTTGTACCCTCAGTAATAGCCTTTGAGAAGTCAATAGCAATATCACCAAGTACTCCTCCAGTTTTTTCAAGTAGAGGAATAAGTTTTGGAAACAGGTTGTCTACAAGATTTTGTATCGCTGTCTCAAGTTTTGGAAATAGTTCTTTTCCAGCGGCGGCTCTTAGCTTTTTAAACTCGCCTTGGATACTCATTAGGTACTTAACAAACCTCTGAGCCTCTGGAGATAATTCAGAAAGAGCATCGGCAAAAGCATCTGCTCCAGGACCTTTTTGAGCGTCGGCTAGGTCTTTATTAGCGTCAGCTACATCTCGAACAGCAAGAGCAATCTGACGATTGATGTCACGAACTGCTTTACTCTTTGTTGGGTCATCAGTTGCTTCGTCTTTAGCTGCTGCAGCTGCTTTTTCAGCATCTGCTACAGCCTTTATAGCCTTTGCACGATCTATTTGAGCGTCAGTTACAGACTCTTGAGCATCTCTTTGAGCGATAACTGCATCTTTAACAGCTTGAGAGCCTTCAACGCCAGCTGCAGTTGCAGCCTTTTCTTCCTTCTTTAAATCTTTATTTCTATCAATAGCCTTACGAAGGTTAAGGTCTGCTTCAGCAAAAGCAAGCTCTGCTTCTTGACGAGCACGAGAGTTAGGTGGAAGGTCTTGGACACGCTGCAATGCATCACGAGCTTTAATAAACTCAAGGCGTGCCTTCTTCTCAGAAATTGCAGCGCCTTCAGTTTCAAAGCGAAGCTGCTGTAGCTTTTCTTTTGCTTCTTCGCGGGTTTTATTAAGTCGCTCTGTTGCTTTATTACTTGCTTCTTGAGCATCTCTATAGGTTCTTTCAGAACGAGATGCAGAAATTCTTGCATCAGCAAGATTTTCTTCTGCGTCAACTTGGCGCTGAGTTAGCTGAGCAAGAAGTTCTGGTTTTGCCTCATCTTGAAGGCGTTGTAATCTTAATGAAGCATCTGCTACACGGCGTTTTGCAGCAGCGACAGCTTTATCATTAGAAGCAGAAGCTTTCTGTGTCTTTAAACCAGCAGAAAGAGCTTTAGAAACGCCAGCAAAAGCAAGCTTAGCTGTCAGGGCCGCTTGACCAATTGAAGTCAATGTTGCGGCTATGGCAACTAAACCACCAGCTGCTACAGCTGATGCAGTTGCACCTAATGTAAGAAGTCCTCCACCAAGAGCACCAATTATTCCACCAAGAGCAGTAAAAGCTGGACCAAGAAAGTATCCAGTGGTTATAAGTCTGTCTAACTTTAGACGGGCTTCGTCAGCTTCTTTTCTAAACTTTGCACTAAAAAGTCCACCGCGCTCTGACCCACCGCTGGCTAATCCTTTTGAAAAGGAATCAGAAATATTACGACCAGCGTCCTCACCGATACCGTCTAAGCCTTCAAAAGCTTTTTGGATATCAGGACGAACGCGGTTGGTAATAGCACGGACAATGACGTGTGCTTCACCTACTACTGCCATGTGCTATCACCTCCTATTTCTGTTAGCCGAGCGGTGCGTCTAGAGTTCTGCCAAAAGGAGTAGCCGCGTCTGCGTCAAACTCTGTTGGCGGTACATATGGTTTTGTTACGCTATTTGATGGATCAAATGGAACTAGATCATCAAAGGAAGTCGAGCTAGATGCAGTTTCTGATTTCATTCCTGTATCTACTCTGTACTTGTAAGTCGTGCCGTACAACGTTCTGTAGATCACTGAACGAGACTCTGACTTTGCTGCTACTTGTTCTTGAGAGACAATATTTAAATCATCTTCAAAATAGTAGTGAAGGACGTCGACCATATCAGCCGCATCCATTTCAACTAGTTTCAGCCCGCTCACAAGTGCTTTCCCATTAACGTAAGGCCAGAGATCTACTGCCCACTCGATGAAGGCTCTGGCTGCTGCGTAGGGCGGCTTGAATACTCCTCTACAAGCCATGCAGTGATTTCACCAAGAGTATCGACTGTAACGATTTTGTCTGGGTCATTAAGAAGTGCGTTAAACTTGTCCAAGCTTTCTGGAAGAAGGGTCTTCTCAAAAAACTCGTTGATGGTCCGTGCTACCGCTGCACCATCAGATTCGTCTGCACCTGCCACGATGTTGAGAAGTACCTTGCCTTGAATTGCTGGACGGCATTGGAACTCTTCACCGTGAATCTTGAACGAAAGTGGAGAATACTCTTGAGTACTCCCACCGAAGTCCTTGAATCGGTTTGTCATCTTGTTTCCTTTGTTTGTGTCGTTGCCTACCACGTATGTAGTAGACGTTCTATTTTACCCCGCCAACCTAAGGTTATCGGTGAGATAACGGTTAGGTTTTGTACCTGGATGTTTTACAACGTGGGCAAAAACAATTTGTCCCTTTGTTTGGAACTTAAGCATATGTCTACGATTTGGCCTAATGATGTGCGGGCTAGTGCCTTCATGGTGCGCTAATGCATAGTTTAGGTTTGAGCCAACTCGAACATATTGACCTCTTGTGTCACTCATATGTCTCATATGAATAGATGCACGAAGTGCCCCTGTTCTTACTCCCACTTGTGCTTTTGCACCAGCTTGTATCCGAAGACCACGCTTCCTTAAATCTTTGCCAATTGCCCCTTGAGGACTTCTAAGAAGCTGTTCCATTCCTGGCTTGAATTCATAAAACTTAACTCTTGCCATTATGGAACCGCCATCGTAATTGTCATACGAGTTGTTTGAAATCCACCCTCGGGAGGAGCAGAATCAACTGTTGCAATAACTCCAAGGCCGAAAGGTCCGTTGGTTGCCCACGAGTCAAATTGATTAATACTTTCCATTAAAATCCAAGCATCATATGCTGCAACCACAGCGGCAGCCTGAATGTCATCTGCTAGTGGTGGTTGTCCATTATTTTGCAAAATTGGGACAGAGCGTGACACAGAGATATTAAGAGTTACGCTTCGCGGGTCATTACAACGGCGAGGCTCCGTGGCTTCGTCACCTGGAGTTCCTACATACATCTGAATCATAGAAACAACTAGCTGTTCGCAATCTACAGCTGGTGTTGCAATATTCCAATAACGTCTTGCTGGCAAAGGCATGCTGTAAGAGTTATAAACAGTAATAACTCTGTCCAAAACATCTTGCATCAAGTTAGCAAGGTTTTTTGCGTCGTCTGACACACTTATTACACTTGGCAGTGTCATCGTCTATCTCCGTCTCTAAGGCAGAACTATTGGGGTTACAGGGTTCCCTAGTTGATAAATAGCGTTGCTAGTTAGCAAGTTAATCACTTCATCCACTTCAGGATTGCCCAAACTTGGACGTGTTGCATATAAATCTAAAATTCCTGGGTCACGAGTGCCCAAAATAGGAAGAAGCTGTGAATAAGTAAGGCTAAGACGAATTGTTCCCTCTACTCTGTCCAAAACAGCCGCAGACTCAAAAGTAGTGCTTGTTGTGTTGGTGTAGTTGGATACAGTTGTAACTATTGTCCATGCTACATCTTCTGTTAAGAAGTCTGCGTTTAGCTCGTCTAGATAATAAACAACTGTTCCACCCTCTTGATTGAAGTACAAGTCATAGGCAGAAAGTTCAAATGCTGGGGCCTGACCAATAATGCGACGAGCACGAGGTGTGTCTGGTGAGAATACTCGAGAGCGGGCGCGAGCCTTATCTGGGTTGACTGTCTTCAGGAACAAGTCAATTGCATAAACACCAGTACGCAAGTCATCAATAAAATCTTGAGAATCTAGAACTGTATAAGTAACGCCTTGGCGAGATACAGATGTAACTCTTTGAGGAAGAGCACAAGTGTCGTCACCTTCGTAAAGCTTTACAAGTTCAATAGCCAACATTCTGGCTGCAGCTTTGCCAGCTACTGGAGGAGGAGTTCCATAAGTGTATGTAACCTCAACGTTGGAAGGTGTCCAAGTAGCATTTGGAGTTCCGTAAATGGTTGAGTGATCAGCTAAATAATAAGTGTTAGGGTCGACAATATCGCCATCACCAGTGCGAAGAGCGTGTACGCGAACTACTTTACGACCACGAAGTCTTACACGACTGTAAGAAGAAGTTCCATCACCTTGATAATCGTGATGTGAATCAAAACCAAAGCCACCTTGTGGGAGGTTCTCTACCTGACCATTAATAAGGGTAGGAGAATAAGAGAGGCGAGAAGCACCAGCACGAAGATACGGGTCATAAACTGAAACATAACGCTCCGTTACTGTTGTGCTTCCAGAAAATTTACGGCCTGACATGGCCCAAAGCATGTAAGAAGCGGTTTTAACGGCATCGTAGGCATAGTCAGAGTCAGCATAAATACCCAACTCATCTGTTTCAACCCAAAGATTGCTCATTTCGTCCCTTTCTTCTCCAGATGTGAATAGGGGCGGGCAGGGAACCGAGTGTTAGACACAAACGGCATCTGCCCGCCCCTTTATCCTACTATTATTAGGCGGATGGATCCTCAGTCGACGCGATAATGAAGTCGATTGGTAGATCTGGGTTGTATGCATCAGAACCTGGAACGTTGTATCCAGTCTCTGAACCTTGAGCGTCAAAGTCAGACACTGCTAGGTAACCACGGTTACGAACTGCAGAACCTGCTGGGCTGACTGCTGTAGATGTAACATCTGTAGCTGTCTTTGCATAACGGAATGTTGTTGTTGTTGGAACTGCAGTGATTGTGTGAGTTCCATTGAATGTGGAATCTACATCTGTCACAGTCACAGTCTGTCCAACTTCGAATCCGTGTGCTGAACCTGTTGTAAGGGTTGCAACGTTTGAAGTTAGAGACTTGTTAGATACTGTCTTTGATGACAAGTCGAACCAGCGGTAGAAGCCCTTTAGTCCTTCTGGTGCCCATGATGCACGAGCGTATGAGTATGGACGCTCTGCTGCCACTGGGAACTCCCAGCGACCATCTAGACCAGCATTAAACTCTGGGTTTCCAAGACCGTATCCTTCGAATGTGTTTGCAAGCAAACCATTTTCGATGACGCGGTCACCTGATTGACGAAGCTTTGCGTATGGGAATACCCAGTAGAAGTATGGAAGGCCAGTTGCACGCTTTCCGTCCTTAACTGCGTAAGACCAAACTTCAATTGCCACGCCGTTACCAGCTGGGTCATCACCAACGGCTGGTGCGGCCCAACCGACTGACTTGTTGTCAGGTGATGCGTAAGAACCAAAATTCTTGCGGAGAAGTAGACCGCCAGACATGAGAGCTGAAAGCTCAGAGTCTGGTTCGCAAATCGCAATCTCCATAGTGATGCGCTTTAGTGTGTCTGGGGCCTTGTATGACACGCATACAGTTCCGTCAGCAGACTTTTCAACGATTTCGTCACCCTCTTCATATTCTGGGGT